CCCCCTAAAATATTAATTCCCGCATTTCAACGGGCTTTCCCTTTTCTACGTTTTCAGAATATTTCAATGGGTTGTATTTTATTCTTCCGTTTTCTACACCGACCCAATGACCAACACCCTTTGCATTTCCTTCTTTTGCATAAAGTACAATTGTTCTTTTTTTTATATTTTTAATTGTTGTAATATCTGTGTATTTTACTTCTTTAAGTGGTCTGCCGATTAAATACGGAACGGCTTCATACCACTTAACCGAACAATCGGTTTTTATAACCCCTTTCTTTCTCATATTTTGAACAGTTATTATTGCATCAATTTCGTCTTGCTCAATTCCCAAAGCCCATTGAAGAACAAAAGCACAACACCCATAATTTGCAATTGTCTGTAAATCTGGATTCGGAAATATTTTTGCAAGCTCTTTCGCAAGTGTCTGCGGATTTTTCATTTCTGCCCCCTATTTTATAAATGAAATTATAAGCCCCACCGCTTCACCGATTAAACCGATAAGAAGTGCAATAAACTTCCCCATATATTTTTTTTCAGTTTCGGCAATCGCCAATTTGATTTTCATATCAACCGATTCATTTACCTTCTTTGCGATTTCATCTGGCATATTTTTAACATCGGTCTTTATTTCCTTGATGTCGCATTCCATCTGCTTTACTTTTTCTTCAATGATTTCTTCTGTCATAGTAACCACCCCGCTTTTTGTTGCCAATCTGCGATGCCCAACTTAAATTTGACTTGAACAAGCCAACCCCCGAAAAACAGTATAAAACTATTTCGGGGGCTTTGTCAAAATTAGTCCGTAGTTTTGGTGTATTCGAGAATACAATTATATGCAGTATTTATATAAGCGTTTGTTGTTCGTATATGTAACTGTGTTCTATCGCCCGACAAACTGAAAAAATACGAAGTGCTTGCATAAAATCCGCTTGGGGTATTTCCTCCGTTAGTTTCTGAAAAACCTTGTACATTTACCACTTTATCAACGTTTGAAATACTGTGTGCCACGTCCATACTTGTAGAAGTAATAAGTGCATTAAAAACTTTTCTGTAAATCGGTTTTCCGTCAATCCACTTTTTGCCCGTGTTTATTTCGCTAGTAGAATAACTGTTGTTTTCGTTGAAAGTCGCTAATACGTTATCCTGTGCGTTTTCAGAAAGTCCGCTTGTTGCTTTGATTGCATACTGTCCGCTTGAAAGTGTCGGCAATCCTAAAGCACTTGCGGTCGGTGTTGTGTCCGTTCCTAATAAAGCATACAAAACGGGATATAATGTAATGTCGAATTGCGTGCCTAGTGGTAAATAATTACTCGGTATCTGATTTGAGCATACGACAATAATTGTTCCTACGGGATTTCCTGCCCCTACGTCTGCGGTTACGGGGATTATCTTTTTTACTCCGTTTATTGTCTTTATAATCGCTAACATCTTTTGCTCTCCTTTAGCCTTTTGTATAATACAATGTAAGGTAATACGATAGGTTAGTATCGGTTGAAAACTCTGCTACAGAATATTCAACTGTATTTGTAAAATCTTTACTAGCATAGTTTACTCTGCTACTTGCCGAAAATATTTGCCCTTCACTTTTAATTAAGTGTCTTTGCTGATTATCATTGAAAAACTGAATAGAAGTCCAAGTATTATTCCTAAAAATACCCGTACCCGTTTTAGTTATTTTATAAATCGGTTTTCCGTCTATCCAAGTTCCGCCCGTTGCCTGCTCTGTTTCTGAATAACTAAGGCTTTCCGCAACCGCATTACTTGTTACTGCGTGCAGGTTTCCGCTTTCCACAACGTCTACGGGGTGCGAAAGTTCGTCGCCCGTGTCGGGGGTTGATACCCAATCATCATTTTCAAGATTGCTTAAATCATTTTCAATCGCAGATTCATTTTCATAAACAAAAATTGTAGGTGTTTCTATTCCCGTCAATGTCTGCTGATTTCCTATTCCGCTTGTCGCAAAAGTTTTCATCTGTTCCCCCTTCTTCTGTTTACAGTTCGGCTTTCGCCTTTCAAGTGTGTATTTTCATCAGTTATACAAACTAAAGTTCCGCTAGGAATGAAACCCGTCTGTCCTTCTGGAATTAACTTCGCAACTTCATATTCTGCCCTTGTGCCGATGAAAGCCAATCCGCCTGCACTTCCAAAAGAATCCATAAAATCTTTGCCCTTGATTTTTTTAGTTGCCCCGTTCTGCCAAATCGGAATGTAATCATCATTTCCAAGTTCCGTTGCAGTATTAGGCAACTGACCTATTGTATATGTTTCCATTTCCTACCCCCTTTAAACATATTTATAAATATTTCCTAAGTTGTCTACATAGATAATAGTTACATAAGTTCCAACATCTAATTCCAAATCATCAGCACCAGAAACCCCCGTTGTTAAAGTCAACTTTCCGCTTCCTGCCAACTGCTTAAAATAAACGTGGTATGTCTTAGCACCATTATTTTCTGAATCGAGATAAAGTTTGAAAGTCTTACCTTCCCCAACATCACCCGTAAATCCAATCGTGTTATATGTAATATCCGCCTTCGGCATTTCCGTGTCACTAGGTATTGTATACCATCTGATTGAATCTGTCGAACTTGCCTTCACGCTTGCTGATTGTATCTTTCTAAGAATCAATTGTAATTGGTCGTTTAAATTCGGTTGTGGTTTTCCGAAAGTAAACTGAATATCATAACTACCCCAAGCCCAATGTTCCGTAATTGACAGGATTTGCACAACCGCAGATTTTCCGCTGAACGCAACTGTTATCCAATCGCCAACATCATATTGTTCTTTGTAGATATAAGGACACTTAGCAAGCCCGTTTCCCGATAACTGTAAAGTCTGTCCGTACTGCGTAAGCATAGCCAACGCTTCGGCTTGATATTCTTCTTCGGTTGTCATTGAACTTTGATTGTCGAAACTTTCAAACCTGTCTAACCCGCTAGATATATCATTTCTCACCGCAATTAAAATTCCGTTTTCGTCTGCAAATACATATTCATCATCAACCGCCAAAATATCGGGAACTATATTTGCCGATTCGTAAATGTCCCGTTCGTCATTCTGTCCCTTTCCCCCGATGTAGATAACGTTGGAAAAAGATTCCGAACTGTCTGTAAAATCTCCGTTTGCTAAACTTTCGTAACTTGTATCAAATCTTACAGTTTCGCTTCTGTCTGTTCCTTCATAAACTTCAAGGGTCAATCCTTCCCCGTCAAAAACTAACCGCCAACCAATTTCTGTTTGTGTCGCAATCGTTCGGCATACTTCGTATAAATTACTGAAAGATTCTGACACGGAATAAATCTTGCCGATAGCTTCTTCTTCCGCAGGGATTGTGTTTGCTATAGGCAACCTTCTTCTTTCTTCTGCATTAATTCCGCATTGGTCTTTAATCAGATTACGCAGGCAGATTTCGCCCTTTGAAGTCATTACCCATAACCCGTTAGAGTTCATATCTTTAATCACTCTGCGTTTCAAAATATATCTTGAATCATAACCCGTAATTGTTCTTAATTGACTTCCCTTTCCATCTTCTCCGATTGCGTCTTGAATTGAATAGATTTCCCCGAAGTCGTAAGGATCGTTGCCGAACTGAACAAACAAGCCCCTTTGAAACAACTGCGAATTAGGAATATTAAAATTAATAGTTATTGTGAAAGTTCCCGCTTGATAAAGATTACGTTCAAAACTTGCTTCGGCATAATCATCAATTATGGCTTGCAGGATAAAAGAGTTATTCTGATAAGCATATAATTTTAATTGCGGTTTTTCTCTGTAACTCATTTTATACCCCTATATATTTCTGTCGGAAAGAAACACGACCACTCAAACCACCGCTTTCCTGTGTAAGCAATAAATCATTCTTTCCAAGAATCAGCGATAATGACATATCGCTATTTTTATCAATCATTGAAATAATATTTGTTACAGTTTCAGTTGAAGTAATAACTGAATTATAATCCAAACTCATATAAAGTGCGTCTAATTTTTTAAGATATGTTACATATTCAAAACCATAATCCCCACTTGAAACTATTTTATTTTCCCAATTTATACCATCTGGACTAATCAATACTGCGTCTCTTGAAACTGCCCAAAATAAACCGAGTTCTTCTGAATAGATTACACAAGAAGGATAAAAACTAGACTGCGGAACAAAATGATTTAAATTAGTTGCGAAAGTCCAATTCACTCCGTCTGTACTGATATTTACTTCATCAGATATATTTACAAATAATCCAAGGTTTTCAGATTTACACATCTTTCCGAAAAAATCATATGATATAGCGTGACTAGTCCAATTTATTCCGTCTGTACTTGTTGCCGTTCCATAATATGCTGACCCGTAAATATTTGCATTACCGCAGAATAAACCAAGTTTTTCAGAATAGCAAACATCATATAGAGAGAAATCTTCAAGCAGTGTAAAATCCCAATTTATTCCGTTGGTAGTTCTAATCATAAATCCACTACCAACGGCAATAATCATTCCTAATTTTTCAGCGACACAAAAACAATCTAGTCCATATTGAAAACTGCCTTCTTCTACCCAATGAATTCCGTCTGTACTGTAAAATAAACAACCTGCGTCTGACGCTTCAAATATTCCAAGTTTTTCGGAATAACAAATAATTTCGTTTCCACCTGTCCATATTTCCCTTTCAACATCTGTCTTTATCCAATTTACACAATCATAACTATAATAAATATTAATATAATATCCGCCTGTTCTGATTGCACAATAAATTCCAAGTTTTTCAGAATATGCAACCGCAGGCATTATTTGTTGACTTAATGCTTCTTCCCAATTTATTCCGTCCATACATCGCATTATAAAATCGCCACACGGAATATATGCACTATAATCAGCGATACTGACGATTCCTTTATAGCCTTCAAGATTTACAAGTTCCCAATTTATTCCGTTTACTGTTTTATAAACATTTGCTTCGTTTACAACAAATATCGTTCTTACTCCGCTTAAATATCCTACGGAAGTATAATCGTTTGTGTCTGAATCTATAGTTATATTATTCCAAGTTGCCCCATCTGAACTTGTAGAAACAAAACCATAATATCCTACAACACAAAACAGGTTTAATTCTTTTGCATAAGTAATCGCTTTATAACGGGCTTCATTCTCAATTGAAGTCCAATTTTCTCCATCTGAACTTGTGTAAATATAATCATATTCACAAATCACACAAATAAGATTATCTGAACAACAAATATCCATAATTTGATGTGTAGTATCACAAACTTCTGACCAAGTTATTAAATCTGTGCTTGAATAGATTTTAGATGAAATTATACCAAAATATTTATTCAATGTTTTAGAATAACAAACTTTATTCATACCAATAGAAGTAACAGTTACCCAAGTTTTTCCATCTGTTGTTTTTAAGTCCGAATCATAACCGATAATATATATCATTTCATCGTTTATAATTACATCACTTCCATAAGTTGCTAAAAAATCCCACTTCTTAAAATCCTTACTTGAATAAACAGTTCCCATTCCCATATCATCTGAACCTGTAAGCATAATATACAAGCCGAATCTTTCAGAATAAAAAATATTCATAGCATTAGAAATATTAGTATAAGTAAAAGCCATCTTGTTTGAAGTAACTGTCTTTTTACCCATATTAATATTTATATTGATATTGTCATCAAAAGTTCCATTCAATTGAATTGATTTGCCTGTGGTAAGGTTTTCTATTTTCGGATTCTTAGCGTTAGAGATAAAAAAATCAATTTCCATTTCTGTCGGAATTTCGCCTTCATTGAAAACAGAATTAATAACCCTTGAAGTTAAAGCAACGGATTTTAATTCTACATCTTCCCAATAAGGCTCGCAGGCAGTCCAAGATAAAGAAGCCTTCGGTGTTCCCGAATCATTACTGTTATGAGTTTCAAATAAAGGAATCTGCGGAATGCACTTAATTCTTTTGCTAGTGAAATCATTCTTGTAAATCAAATAGCCTTCGCCAAGTTTCGGATTCAAGATATGAATTAATTCCCGTCTGTACTGATAGCGTTTTTCCAGATCGTTGTTGTCCTGTATTGCAAGAGTAACTGTCAATTCCCTTTGCTCGATTAAAGCGTCAAGGAAAACTCCGCCATCTTGAAACGGCACTTGCTGACTTTGAATATTTAACGGGGCATTTGAGAAACCTTCCCAATTTGTAATTCCGTAAGGTGTAGAAGTCAAATCTACAACATCACCGTTTGCATTAGTCCATATTAATTTCTGCATATCTTCACCCCTTAAATTATTCCGTTTATTGCCATCTGTCTGTTATACTGCTTCAACTGATTCATCATAGCAAAAGCCGAAGTGTCCTGCAAATTATTGAATGTAACATTAAAATTATTTGTCTTTCCGCTTCCTGCGTCTGCAAGAAGTTTCTGTGTATTTCGATTATTGATTACCTGTTCACCGCCACGGAATCTGACAAGCTCTGGTCCTGCTTCACCAACAACCGCCAATCCCGCAGGGGCATTATTTGTTCCTGTTGCCCACCCGAATACTTCAGAAAGTCCGCCTGTCAATACACCTTTAACAACTCTTCCTGCCGTACTTCCTTTTCCATTTCCACCGCTAATAGGATTTATTTTATTTAATTCTGCTATAAGTTTTGTTAACTGACTTACAAGGTTTGCAATTGAGTTTACAATACTTGCAATAGAATTATTTATACTTGCCAATCCGTTAGAAAGTGTATAGATAACTGTAGAGATTCCCTTGTTGATTAAATCTACTGTTGTGTTGATTCCGCTGAAAGAGATATTCACAATATTTTCAAGGCTTCCGAACATTGATTCAAATAAGCCTGTTACCATATTTGCGAAAGGCTCTAATATCATCATTACGGCTTCGCTGATTCCCTTTAAGCCGTTTACTAATCCTTCAACCATAAACCAACCGAAAGATTCAAATAACGTTGAAGGTGAATGGATTCCGAAAAGGTCTTTGAATGCGTCAATAAAGCCCATAAAACATTGTTTGATAACTTCAATCCAATTTGTTTTTACAAACCCTTGAATTAATCCGTCAATAATTCCTTTCACCAACTTAGGCAGATTCTTCACAACAAAACCGATTATTTTTGTTATTATCTTCGGAATAAGGTAAGCAATTCTAGGAAGTAATTCTTCCGCCATCGCTTCAATAAATGATATTGTTACTTCAATACTTGCTTCAAAGATTTCATCAGAAAACAGGAAATCAACAATGTTATCAATTAAGGCAGTTATCAGCTTCATTATAGGCTTCATCAATTTATTTAAAGTCTTACTTGCAGATACTACCGAATCAATCAAGAACTGTATGAAATCGGGTAACATTCCGATTATGGTGTTTACAATTTCATCAATATTATCTGTTATGAACTTTTCTAAACGCTTTTGTATTTTCAAGAGCATATCAAGAATCATTCGCCAACCGCCCGATTCAACAAAATTAATTATTCCGTCAAGTAATGATTGTGCGATATTTATAACTACCGAAAGCAGATTATTTATAATTGATGGTGCGTTCTTAATAACTACATCTACAATCGAATTAATTAATTCGTTAACCATATCCCAATTTATATTGCTTAAAAGATTATTAAGTAAAACAACAACCGATTGAATTGCACTTGCAAAAAATTGTGGTAACTTCGGCAGGGTTTCCACAAAAAATGTTAAAATCGTATCTTCAATTTTTAATAAACTTACAAGGGCATCGTCTGGATTAAAAGCAAAGATATTCAATGCACCTTTGAAAATATTTCCAACGGCAGAAAATACATTTTTTACAGTGCTTGCAATTTTAGAAAAAACCTTTGCGACATTTTGTGCATACTGCTTCATATATCCAAGCATTATTTTAAGGCTTTCCCGCAGGTCTTTTTCTTCATCTTTGTTTATCTTTCTTTTTTTAGCCTGTATATCTTTGTATATCTGCACCCTTTCGTTTTCATAATATTCTACAATATTTTTCTTTGTTTCTTCTGTGAGATTTTCACCATTTAAGGCTTCTTCTTTTTCCTTGTTTAATTTTTCAAGCCTTGCTTCGAGAATCTTATTATCATAATAGGTTTCAATATCATAAACTTCTTTCCCCTGTTCTTCTGCGTTTTTAATCGCATTTTCTTTTTCAGCTTCAAGGATTTCTATTTTCTGATCCAATAATTTATTGTTCCATTCAGCTTCATTTTCAAGGGCTTTTCTCTTTGCCTTTTCTGCTTCTTTACGTTTTTTTGCAAGTTCTTCTTCCTTGTTTTTCTGGATTTCTAATTCCCGTGCCTTTTTTGCTTCGGCTTCTGCATTTGCCCTTTCTTGGTCTGCTTCGAGTTCTTTATTATGAAGTATATATTTTACGCTTTGCAGGATTCTTTCTTCACCCTGTGTTCTTTCTTTCTGTCTTTCAAGTGTTTTCTGCAAAGTCTGTAATTCAGAATCCGACAGATAAGATAATTCATTTCTTACATAACTAATATCAGACAAAACATCGTCAACTTTAAGCTTGTTTGATTTTGCGACAGTTCGGGCATTTGCATAAATATTTTCCACCAACTGTTTACCGATTATTTTTACATCAAGATAATCATTAAAACGGCTGATTACGGCAATTCCTTTTTCATAGAATCCCGACCAAAATTTATTCCACATATCAGAACTTGGAAGTGTAAATTCTCCTAATACTTCTTTGAAATCGCCCTTAATGTTTTCTAACTGTTTTGATGTATCAGCGGTTGCAGATGCAAGCCCTTTAAATTTCTGCCCTAAAATATCAACGGCTTTTCCGCTTCTTAATTCTTCATCGGTTAAATCTTTTAATTCTGAATTCTGTTGTCCTAACCTTCCGATATTTCCGTTAAGTGTTGCGTTTAATTGAGTAATGGCAGAATCAAGGCTGATTCCCATTCCTGCGGACATATCCATAGCAACAGACATTATCTTCATTGTTTCAGCTTCACTTCTTCCAAGCGAAACAAGATTTGCCATCATAGGAATAAGTTCTTCATCGCCATAATTTGAAACTTTCTGCATTTCGCTTGCAAACTGTTTCAAGGCATCGGCACTTGCACCCGTTACGAACGGGTTGTTCTGGATAGCAGTATTTAATTGTCTTTCTGCGATTAATTGTTTTTTATATGCTTCTGTACATTCATTTACAGTTTCAGAAACTTTGCGGGCAACTTTTACAACTGTCCCAAGAGTTGCGGAAAGCCCCTGTGATGCCAAGCCAACCGCACCCAATGCACCGACAAGCCCGTTTTTTCCAAGCCCTTTTACAACACCCGATATTGTAGTTGACAGTTTTTTACTTGCTTTTTCTGCTTTCTTTACTCCTGCTTCATATCCGCTAGCATCTGCCGTAATTTCCGCTTTCAAGTTATAATCTGCCATTTTCAAATCTCCTACAACATCAAGCCTTTTAATGCACCTTCGCTAATCGGCATATCCCGACCCGCAACAGGTCCATCAGTTTTTTCCATTTCATCGGGGTCTTTGCCCCATACCATACAAGCAATATAAACCGCTTGATTTTTTATTTTCGCTTTTTCAATTTCTTTCTTCTGGTCTATTAAAGCTAAAATCTTTCGTGGTGTGGATTCCCAAAAGTCCGATTCACTTATGCCCATTAAAAGACATTCAGTAATTAAATAGGCATAAGGAAATTCGTTTATTTCTTCGCTTCCTTCACCGCTTTTTTTTCGTCTACGGGTAATGCCCCATAAACCAATTTATTAAACTTTTCCGCAAGTTCTTCAATGTCGGTCAATCCGTAATCATCAAGAACATCATCTTCGGAAACACCTTCTTTATCTACCAATGCAAGATAGAATAAATGTGGAAGTGTGTTAAACGGCTTTTCCTCAATCTGCTTTTCCAACTTTTCAAGATTTTTCAAACCGCCCATTTCTTCTTCAAGTTTAGCCCATACCTTGAAACCAAACTTCAATTCTCTTTCTTCACCTTTCACCGAAAGTGTGATTTTTTCGCCCCTTACGTTGTTGAGTTCTTTTCCCATTTGTTTTTTATCTCCTTCTAAAAAAAATCCCTAGCGGGTATATCGCAAGTATACACCAACTAGGGATAAAACGCAAACTTACTGATTAAAGGCTAGAATCAATCATTGGTGTTGCACCAACTCCGAAACTGTCTTTCAGTCCGCTTGTTACGAAACCGCTAACAGGTGTTTCAGCTTCTGCCGATGGTGTGAATACGATTGTCGGACTTGCCGAAGCGGTTGTGCCTGCTTCATAAGTTCCGTCAACCAATGCACCATTTTCATCAAGAACACCGATTGTCTGTCCGTCAATTACCGAACCGCTAGCGAATACAAAAGAAGCACCGCTTTCCTTTGCACCTGTGAATGTAACCTTTCCGTTTGCATAAGATGCAGTTACAGTCAATTCAGAATCATCGCTTGCAGTCTGAACAACAGGGGCATTAAACCAATTTGCTTTCAATGTAGAACTTACGGCAGGGTCGTCTGTTCTGATATGAGTACAAATAGTTCCTGCTTCCTGTCCCGCAGGAATAAACTGTGTCTGTACGAACTGTGCAGTTACGGAAATATGACCGAAGTTCAAAGAATCAGTCTTTGTTTCACCGCCTGTTTCTGGAACAGAGAATTTTCCCTTTGCATACCAGAAATACTGATAGCGGTTGTTTCCGCTTGCATCTTTTCCCGCAAGCCATACACGGAAACCAAGTGCATAATCGGCACTCTGATCAAGCGGGGTTTCAACTGTAACACCGTTGACTTTTCTCTGTCCGAGCATTTCTGCAAGAACATCAACATCAACATCAATCATTTCAAGATTGAGTTCGGTATTACTACGATTTGATGCAGAGAAGAATGGTCCATTGTCTGCGAAGTCAACGGCAACATCAGAGTTCGGATTAACAGTACAGTTAACCGCACCCTTCAATGCTTTTACTTCACCGAATGAAATTCCGTTTGCATCGTCCGAAAGAACCTTTGCGATAACTACGTTATCCAATCCAATTTTAGGTGCTTCGTTCATTTTTCGTTTCTCCTTTAAGATATAACGTTATATTCTAAAGTGAGTAGAACTCACGTTTAAAATCCAAAATCCTATGCTTTATATTATCTTCAACATCGGGGGTTTCTTGATTGCCCGTCATAGCCCAATAATCATTTCTAAAAATCCCCCGCACTACATCGGCAATTTCTTCTGCCTTCGGATAGTTTTTAATTGTCTTTGAAAAGATGTGAATGCGAACTTGTGCCGATGTTCCTTCGGGCAGATTGTCCGAAAATGCAACATCACCGCTATTCAAATCTTCAAAGATAACAAGCGGGAAAGTTGTTACTTCCTGCGGATAAGCTGAAACAATTTTGTTACTGCCTATCAATGCAATCAGTTCTGAACTTGCAGAAAGTAAAGACATATAATATTTTTTCAAGTTCATCTGAAAATCTCCTTCCACAAATTCGACATAAAACTTTGACACTTTATAAGGCTAGCCGATAACCACGGGCGGGGCTTCATCTTACTAGTGCCATATTCCAAAAATCTAGGATAGTCGGAATTATTTATAATACTTCCAACTTCCCCGACAACTTCATTTCCCTTCACGCTGACTTCGTGCGTTATACTTCGTATTAAAGTTCCCGTGTCGGGTGCAGGCGGATTTCCTGCATAAGAAGGGTGATGCCCTTTCTTGCCATAACTTACATCGGGGTTTGTCGGTGAATCCCGCATTATGCTTTTTGCAGTCCGTTCAACTTCTGCACAACTCATTGTAACAAACTTTTTAGAATCGCTTTCGGCTTGTTTTGCCTGCTTTTCTAAAGCCCTTTGAAACGCTTGTAATTGTGCATCAAACCCCTTCGCCATTTCCTTCTTCCCCTTCACCATTTGTCGGCTCTGGATCTGGTGTTTCTTCTTCTTCATTTTCTACGGGAACTAATAAACATTCCCCGTGCTTACTCCAAGCATTAATCGGCATTATATTAAATAATTCCGATTTACCCGTAAAACTAGAAAGCACGCTTGCACGATTTCCCGCTTTAATATTTTCGTGGAAACCATTATATAAAAACAATCGTGTATTTCCTTTTAGTGTAGAAATACCGAAAGCCTTAACTTCATCTTCTGTCAATGTATGCGGTTGAACATCGCCTTCAATAACTTCTGCCTGCGTCCATTCTGCGATATAATCGCCCGCATCATCTATCGTGTTGCTTTCAGTTAGAATTGTTACTACTGCGTTATGAAATCTAACCATTATGCAACCCCATAATAAACATACTTCTTCAAAAGAAGTCTTGCAGATTCCGAAAGCCCTGTATTATTTGCTTCATCGGAATATGTATCGGAAATATGACCTTCGCTATGTGCTTTCAAGCCCGTTGCACCCATAGCATCAAGATTGTATTTTTCTACAACGCAATTCAAACAACAGGTTGAAATATCATAAGGCAGGGAATTTTCCGCCCCTTCAACATAGCCCGTATCATTCGGCAGATAATAACCCGCAGTATATGAAACTTTAATGTCCCATACACCGCTAACAATATCGTGAGTAAATCCCCTTGAATAAGCTTTTTGACCCCAACCAAGTCCACGATATAATCTGCCCCATCTTGAATATTCTGGAAACATTTTCCAATCAGTCAAATCTTCCCCGCCAACAGAAACGCTTGAAACGTTCTGCAACGGGAAATGATTCAACTGTAATAATTGGCGGTTGTTTTCGCTATGCACTTCTTCTGTATAATCTGCCCTTGCTAATTTATAGCCGATATATCCTTCGATAAGTGCCGAATACTGCTTAATCAGAAGATTAAGTTTAGCGTCCTGCGTTGTATCTTCAAGAGAAATATTAAGCATTGTTTTTACATCAGATAATTTGCATAGCATTTTGAAACCACCTTATGAACGTTCGTTCGGATTTACGGGATAATCGCCAAGAGTTACGATAGCACTTGAATCGTTTGTCTTTACATACTTTTTAGCAGTATACAAATCAACCCAATTTTCACCCTGCGACAAGTCTGCAAACTTTACGAAGTTTGAAGTCGCAATATCCGAAGTCTGTACTTCTTTTGAATCAGCACTTGCAACAAACAATGCAGTATTTGCACCCTGTGGGTCAAAAGCAGTATTGCCACAAGCGAATGTATGAATCTGTTCTTTAATTGATGAACGTGTAATCATTTTGCTTTTCTCCTTTAATTAAGATAAAGGGCGGGGAACTTCCCCCAACCCTTTTATTTCTGTTTCAATTAAGCTACAGAATATGTTCCGTGAACAAATGCCTTTGGCTGACGACAAGCAAAGTCAACTTCTGCGATAAGACGGATAAGTGTCAAATCACGGTCGAATGCTGAAACTACGTTGCCGTTGTTTGTGAATGTTCCTTCACGAGATACTTCGATAGAAATATCTTTTGAAATTCCGAACATCATTTCGGCAAAATCGCCAAGCCAGAAATCAGCATAATCAGTTGTTGTATCAACATACTTAACAGTTGAAGAACTGTGGAACTCATAGCCACGAAGGCGACCTGTTCTTGACATTTCGTCTGACCAAGCGAATGGACCAGATGCGAAAGCCTTGTTGCGAATCCAAGATTCACCCATAGGGTTAAGAAGCCAATGAACATTCTCCATACGAACGTTTGCCTGTTCAAGAAGGGCAACCATATCGTTTGGTGTTGTAAGTCCGAAAGCAGTTGAAGTTGAACCGCTTGTCTGGATTCCCGCAGTATTTGCAAGTCCAAGTGGCTGATACTGTGAACCTGTTCCGTTAAGAAGTGCATCATCAAGGGCGATTCTTGCTTTACGCATCAAATCTTCTGCAACCCAACCTTCAATATTTACACCGCTTTCACGGATAAGGGTATTTGACATAGCAGTTTTTGCGAACAGTTTCTTTGCACGCATATTTACTTCACCGAATGTTGGCTCTGTAATTCCGCCAACTGTTTCTTCACCACCCCAAGAAATAGCCGATGTTGTGTCCATTCTAGGAATAGAAAGATTTCCGTGTACAAGTGGAACACGGCGGATATTCAGCTTGTCAATCAATGTATTTGCAACAAGTGCATCAATGTATTCACCGCTGAATGCAAGTGGAACTGTAAATCCACCTTCGCTTGGTGTTCCTGCGTTCATAGTCTTGCAACGTGCTTCAAGAACATTGTGAAGGGCTTTTGAATAAGGGAAGTCTTTCTTTGCCTGTGCAAGAACTTCTTCTGGACTTACCTGTGTAATGTTATGGGCGTCTTTGTGTCCCATAGCAGAAACGGCAGATGCAATCATCTGATTTACGATTGTAACAGGTGTTTCTTTTGCCTTGATAGAATTGTCTTTTCCAACTGCTTCTTTGAAGGCTTCAAGATACTTTACGTTTTCTGCTTTGTCGTTTTCTGCCTTTGCAGTAATATCGGCAACTGCCTTTTTTACTGCTTCGTCAATCTGTGCCTGTGGTACTGCACCCAACTCATTCTTGATTGCTTCTTTTGCCGAATCAATCTGTTTCTGTGAACGTTCGTCAATCATACGTTCAAGGTCTTTTAATTCCATAGCCATTTTGATTTCTCCTATGCTAATTTATTTTATTTTTTTGTTTACGTTTCTTCCGTAATATTTTTACGGCTAAACTTTAGCCGATTATGTACAAAATAACCCCGCCACATTTAAGGCGGGTGTTTTGCTTATTTCTTCTGTAAGCCGTTTGCAACGAAGTTTCCGCAGATTGCTACAATAGCAGTTTCCGCAATTTCAATTGAAGAATTGATTGCGGTTGCATACTGTGGCTTGAAATAAGTTACCAATCCAATAGCGATTGCAGAAATTGCACCGCTGATTGTTACGATAAGTTCATAAGTTTTTTTACTCATTTCTTTTATCTCCTTTCCCGTAGTATAACACAAGTTTTTTCAACTTGTCAAAAATCCTAGTTTAGATCTGGAAGTTCAATCGTATTGTCGGGAAGTTCAATCAAGTCTGTTTCCATTGTCTTTTTCAATGCGGTCAAATCTGCATTAAGTTTTGAAATTACCCCGTTGACTTCTGCAAGGGCTTTTTCTACATCATCAATTTTTTCTGCAAGGCTCTTTTCTTTTTTCGGTGCAATAAATGACTTTGTGAAATCTTCCCCAAAACTTTTAACGGCTTCCGCAATAGCGTCTTGATTTGCAGGAACGGCAACCGCAGAAAATTCCAACAGTTCCCATTTCAGAATATCAAAACCCGTTTCGCTTTCAGTCCATTCAAGCGGGATAAATCCAACGCTTACGGCATTCAGCATTCCTGTTTTATAACAATGATATGTAAAATCAACAAGTTTTGCTTTTTCGCTTGCCTGCTCTGGATTACTAGAAAGTTCTTCGATTGTCGGGAAGTAAACAATAGCTTTTACTTCGTTTCCTTCCACCCAAAACTTAGTTACTTTACCAAGCGGAAATTCCCTTGAATTATGGAATGATAAAAAAACGGGGTTTTTCATATAGTTTGTAAAATCAACACCGCTTGCCCGCAGAATGTCCCCGTCCCTGTCTGTTACTTCTTTTGAGATAGTAAACAAAACACTTCTATCGCCCAAATCTTCGGTGATAATAGACAAGTCTTTTTTTGTTGTCTGTCCTTTTTCAAGTTTCATTTTTTACCCCCGATTAAAGTCCTGTCAAGGTAACTACAACCTTTGCCATTCCGTCTTTGCCTTCTGTCGGCACAATTTCAACAGGCTCTGTGTAAGTTGATGCGTCAATGCTTACTGCCTTTGAAGTTTCGATTGCAGGAATATTTGAAAGTGTGATTGTCGCTTTCTTCATTCCGTCTTTTCCGCTTGTTGGTGTAACTTCAACGGGGCTTTCATAAGTTGATACATTGATTGTCGCTGATTTGTTATTTTCCAAATCTGCCCCCGCAATAGTAACTGTGTTGAATGTAACTTTCTTTACATCGTAATCACAATCGCCAACAATACCGATTGCATTGTCGCAACCTGTAATTTTTACGAACTTCTTTGCACCAACCAAAGAAAAACAGAAACCTTTGTTGATGTTTTCCGCATCGCTTGCAAGGGTCAAGAAGTCGTCATAACTTCCCGCTTCTGTGTCGCTAGTAACTACTTTTACCGCAGTTCCAGAATTTCCGCCAACGCAAACAACCGCAAGTGTATCAATTCCCAAGCGGTTGAAAGCGGTCTTTACATCTCCAATAATTCCGATTTTATCAAGCATTGTTTTCATAATTTTATTCTCCTTTAATTTAATTTACATCATTACAAACGGGGCAATAGTACAACGGCAGTTGCAAACCTGTCCCGCAGGTGCAGTCGGGTCGCCCGCATATTCCATAAATGCCCCTTCAACATTATCCATAGCAGGAACTTCAAACTTGTCTGTTATTGGAACAACTGTCCCGTCCATTATCAAGTGCGAATCCCTTGTTCTGTCGTCCTGCACGGAAATCCATTCTTTATAGTTTATTCCTTCGGCTCTGTATAATTCATTACTTCCCGCATTCATTGTTGTACAAGATTCAGTTCTTGCGATAAGTGTTGCCCGTGTCTTTTTATCATCATCAAAAAGCCCGTCTGCAACTTCAATCAGCGTCTTTACTCTGTTTCTTAAATCATCACCTTCGACAATACTTTCAGAAAGTGCCTTGCGTAATTTCTTCTTTGTGGTGTTGTTTATATCCTTGCACAATTCAAGCCCATAAGAATCAATCCACAAGCTGAAAGCCCTTCTTACTGTGTCGCTGATTTCTTTTACTGATTTTTTATTCAAAAGTTCCTGCCCGTGTTCTGCACCGACATTCAAGCCATTAAGGAAAGCACCCGCCAATGTATGCTTCAAGGCTTCGTCCATTTTATTATCAAAAAGATTTTCAATAGCCGTTCCAACATCTTTGTTATTTTCGCAGGCTTTTTTGATTTCTGCATCAACAAGTTCATTCTGTTTTGTAAAGGCTTTTTTCATAGACTTTATAAAAGGCTCTTCAATGCTTGTTGCCCTTGCATCAAAAACTTTCCAGATCTTGCCACGTCTTTCTTTATCTTCTGCCGATTTCAAAACCCTGTATTTTTTTTCATAAGCAGATTGAAGGCTTTTGAATTCTTCTTCGGTCAATTCTTTTTCATCGGGATTTTCACCCTGCGAAACTTCATTTTCCCCTTCATTTTGCGGGTTTTCTGTCGTTTCGGGCAGTTCTACGGGTTGTGAAGGCTCTGCATCGGGAAGTTCAATCGGCTCTGAATTAAAAGGAACTTCAACCTGTCCGAAGCCACGCAGATAAACATCACCGCCATTTTCGTCTTTCTCATATCCCATCATTTCCCGCCAATCATTGACAGTCAAAACACCCCTAGAAAGTCCATCGTTTGCAATCTGCAATTTCTGTGCTATATCTTCGCTGATATTATTTTCGTGATGCAGAATTAAAGTTCTTTCCTTGTCGTAATCTTCCCACAATAACTGTGTATTGATTACACGTTCAAACATTCTCAAATCATCGGCTAGAACATTTTTATTAAGAAGATATTCCGCAGAATCTATTGTGCTTCTGTTTGAGTTCTGCAAAATACCCATAATCTCTGGTGGAATGTGATAGTGTTCGTTTGCGTTATCACGCAAAAATCTACGGCTTTCTACAAAATCCAATTCAGTCGGGCTTTGTGAAATCTTTTCAAACTTGCTTCCTTCCCCCGTCAAAACCAT